AGTAGTATCTAGGGTTGTCTCACCTCTGTAATCTACTATGCCTCCGCTAACAGGTCTGTCATATTCATACCCATCAAAATCCGTAACTTTTTCATAAATTACTAAATCGTTAACACCTACAAATTCGTCATATTGTTGCGGTCTATCTGGTACTAAATCACCGTCTGAATCGACAGGAGCAATTTTTACTTTGCTAGGATCAGTATAGCCATCTTCATATTGATAAGGCCCTATAATATCCCATTCTATATTTGTTTCTAATTTTTCTCTGCTGTTCAGATAACTAACAATTATTTTATCTCTACTAACTCCCACAGAGTCTGATGCATACAGATGGTTGTTGTCGTCTAAATCATTGTATTGGAAAGTTCCAGTTCCTGATGTGGCATTTGCTTCTACTAACAAAACACTTCCTATTGCTGATGCATTGTAAGTTGATCCTGTAGCACCATATGAATATACATTACTGTTCGAAACTAGATTATTTCCGTGATATATTTCTACAATGTTAGTTCCAGGGTTTAATTGTTTATATGTTATATTTCCATCAGTTCCAGTTAAAATATTAGTTCCAAATGTAGTATTTGTAAAATCTACTTGAAAGTTAATTGGCAGTTTAGAAACTGCTCCACTAAAGTTTGATATTGTAACATTTGGTGTTAGAGCATTGCCTTGAGGATCATCAAAATATGTATTAAGTTCTATAATTGCTTCATCTACAAAAACATCTTTTGAAATAATACTTGCAAGATCACCTGGTGTGGAAGTATCGTCTTCTAATATTCCAAAATTACTTTGCCATTTGATTCTTATATCGCTCCATTTAGCGTCACGTGATTTTAAAGGAACATTAGGATTAACGCCATTTGGTTCATAGAATGCACTGTTTTCTTGACTCTGCCAAGAATCACCAATACCGTCTGCAACTCTTGTAACTACATTTGGTTTATCACTCCACCAAAATTCTTCATCATTAGAAGGTTTATAGTTTAATGTATTTAAAACAATTTTATCTCTGGTTGCTTTTGTTGTGCTGTCAGTGACTTTTACACTATTAACATTGTAAAATCTTAAATTATTTTTGCTTTCTGCAATATATTCTATACCTCTAATAGTAATGTTATATCTCCAACTTGTGTTATCGATTGGAGCGTAATCAAATTTAAGTAACCAACTGTTGTCTTCGCTTGAACCAATGTTTTGAATACCATATGTGCTTGTTGTTGTATTATCACTATCTCTATCTAAAGCAGGTAAATTTGAATTTGTTATAATATAAAATTCATTTGTTTCTATGTTAAAGCCTAAACCAAAACTTTTCTTATCATTAATTTGTGTAATCAATGCTTGTTCTTCTGAAGGTGTGAAAGATTTTCTCAATGTTGTTATTACTTCGTATGCTCTCCAATCTTCATTTACATCTGCACTTAATGTCCAAGGACCTACACTTGTACTTAGGCCGCTTGATAGAGCACCATTGTTTTCTACATTTGTTATTCTTACCCATTTGTATTGTGAAGGAATATTTGGGTTGACAAATTTTACAAAATTATTTTCTTGAAAAACTTGTAAGCCTGAAAAACTTGGATTATTATTAATTACAACGTCTAGTCTATCTATTCCACCACTACCATCAGTGTCATACACCGTTTGTAACATATAACCTGTAGAATTTTTTGTTTTTACAGGTAATGGTTTCCAACTAATAACTAAACCAGAAGTATTTAAAACAGCAGGTCTAATTGTTTGATATGTTCTTCTAACTTTATTATACATAAAGTTGTTTAAATTTTGTTCTTTAAAATATGTGGGTAAAATATTTCTTACCACAGTAGATGCAGAATTGTTTTCGTTTACAATTAATGATTTGTTTATTGATGCATCTTTTTGTGATATAACACCATCTTCAGTGTATGTTTTTACACTTTGGAAAGTCCCTGTAGGATCGTTAATATCAATATATCTACTGTGACCTGCGTGAGTTTTATTTGTGGCTCTTAATTTTAAAATATTAGAACTTTGGCTAAGTGGAAAAACATTGTAATCTTGTGCTGACACCATTCTGTTTTGTGTATAGAATGTTTGTGGTGCTCTTGATTTAATGTTAGTAATAGACTCTGCTGGTAAACTGTTGTTCACACTGCTTTTTAATTCAAAGCCTAATGTCATCAAATAATTTTCACCGCCGCCATTTGTGTATGGTATAGACACTGAAAGATTTCTTGCATCGTCTGGCTGAATAGTAAATCTTTCTCCAGCACTTGTTCTATACCAGACTCTGTAAATTCCAGTAGGTATATTACCAAAGTTTCCGTCTGGGAATTTAAGTCTTACGCCATCATTGTTTAAATTTTCAACAGCATATAAATTTCTTGTGTTTAAACTTTTACTGTTATAATTAAGTGTTTGTCCTACAGTGTTAGGTATTTTGGCCCACTGATTTAACACTGTACCACCTGTGCTTACTTCTTGCACAAACACATCTGTTTCATTTATATTTGAAATAGAAATATCTTGTATTCTGTTTTCTATTGGTGACGTAAAATTAAAATCTTGAAACTGTAATGTTCCTTGTTTGAACATTAAGAAAAATCCTGTATTATCACTTGCTAGACCTAAACCGTCATTTCTGTAAAAAAAGTTAAAAGGTGCTAGTGGGTCTGGGGACACTTCATAAAAATAACCGTTGTCGCTGAAATTTCCGTTTACTATTTCATATGGCCTTGTAATACCATTTGTGTTTATAGAAAAATTATATGCAATAGGAGAACCAATTGTTGTATTGAGTTGATACATTTCAGTTGGTATGCCTCTGACTGAACCTGATTTTACAGGAGCAGTAAATCTATTTGTATTGCTCATTCCAGCATTCAATACTGTGATGAACTGTTCGTAACTGTCTGGGTTGTTTGCATCATCCCAAAAAATTGTAGTGTTGTTTAAACCGTTATTCTGACTGTCAGTTAATGGTTCAGTTGTTCTCACTGAAACCAATTTCATTAAACCGCTTGCCGCTACATTTCTTTTAGGATTGTAGCCTAACATTCTTGCAAGTTTAAATACAGAATCTCTTCTTTCAGCAGTTTCTAAAAAGTTTTCTCTGGTATTTAAATCCATTCTGAATGCAATACTTTGAGATAAGAATGCCAACAATTCTATAATTGCAATAAATTCTGAACTCTCAATGTAGTCATTGAAGTTTTCTGGAAAATTTGTTTTTATGTAATTTACAAGAGAAGTTTTAATAGTATCAAAATCGTATGCTTGGAAATCTACTTGGCTGTATGCTTTATAAGCCACTTTCCAATCTTCTGCCGCAAATAAGTTATTTTGTCTATTAACTATTGCCATTGTTAAACCTCATCCTGAGATATGTAATCTATATATAAAGTCTCTTCGCTATTAAGCAATTTATAACTTATTGTTACTTCTGCTCTAATTGACTGTTCGCCTATCAAAAGGTTTATGTCATTAAGTTCAACTCTAGGATCACTATCTATTATTCTTTCTATGTCTTCTTTGACTAATTCTTCTATTTCTGGAATGTTTGGTTCCATAAGTAGATCATATATTATTGTTCCGTAATCAGGTCTCATAACTCTTTCACCTTTTTTGGTGTAAAGTTGATTCAACAAATCACGTTTAACAAGATCAGCATTTACTAATGTAAATGGTGCTCTTATTTTATCTGCTGTGCTGAATCCTTTGAACAATATTGCCATACTTGTATTTATCAAAAATATTAAAACATGTTTTAATATCTATTGACAAACAAAACAAATGGTGTTATAGTGTATTTTAGTGTCATATTTGTTAAATATACGGAGAGGCAATATGGATATTAGTACTAAATCATCACTCAACAATACACTTGAAGAAGAATTAAGAATCATGCTTGTGGATAAGAATAATGAATGTGCGGCTCTAAAAAGTCACATCAAATTGTTAGAACAATCAGTAGCAGAAGAACAAGAACAAAAATACAGACTGCTGGTTGAAAATGCTGATCTTAAAAAAGAACTAAGATCTATTAAATAGACTTTGTAGAGTTTTTAGGTAAATCTGCTGGAAGTGTAGTTCTAAATATACCTTTTTTCCTATATGCTCTATCTTTTATTCCAATAAGAATTTCTCTTTGTTGTTTAAACGATAAGTTTGTGTTTTCGTTTAAAGATAAATGTTGTGATAATTCTTTGTTTATATCTAACCAACCTGGTGTAGAAAATATTTCTGCTTCAAATTGTCTACGTTGAACATAGTCTTCTCTGACTTGTGTTCTAGATCCAGGACCTTTTGTGCCTGTTCTCCATCGTTGCATTTTTTTAACAACATCAGCATAGTTGCCTTTGTTGAGTGTTTCTAGTACACTGCTGTTTGCAAAATTTTCCAAACCTATATGATGTGCAAAACTGACCAATGCTGTGAATTGATTTTCATTTATAGGAACTGTGATTAAGTTTTTAATTTGATTACTCACAGCAGTTAGGTCAGCATTAAAAAGCATTTTGTCAGTTTCTGGTCCGATACCTCCTGATGCATCAATGTATTTCATTCCAGTTTTCTTATTTGTAAAAATTATACTGCCACCATCTAAATCCATAGTGTATCCTGCTTTATCAAGATCTTGTAAAACTTTTAAATATGTGTCTGTAATGCTGGCCATTAACTGCCTCCTTTTATTTGATCAAATTTTGCTTTTGCATCGTTAAATGCACTTACATTATTTTTTACAGATGATTTAAAGTTATTTAAAGCATCACCAGTAGAACCAAATTGCCCTTCTAGTGAACCTTTGATCGAGTCTTCTATATTGCCTAAATCTAATTCAGCCATTTTGCTTTTTAAATCACCTGGTAAGTTGTCCAAGAAATCTAAACTAAATTGTGCTTTTAATTGATCATAATTTACAAATTGTTTAATCTTAGATTTGATTTGATCAAGTTGTGCTTTGAAAGGCAAGGAAGGCAGTTTAGGAAAACTAATACCTAACATACTTGCTAATTTTTTACCACTTTCTAAACTGTTTAAATTCATTTGCCCTGCTTGTAAAAACTGTGATATAGGATTATTTTTGATGTCAGAGTATGCTGATCTGGCTTTGTCGAATGCTTCTCCTAATTTTGTTCCTTCAGGTGTATCTACGTCTGCAGGTCTATTATCGTCTGAACTAATTTGCCCATCTGCTAATTCTTTGTCAGATAATGTGTCTTCTTTTTTACCTTCATCATCGTCATCACCTTGTGGCTCGTATTGAACATGTCCACTCCAAGGTTCTGCAGTAATTAAGTTTTGTACAATGGTTTCAATGCTGTCACCTTTTTCTGGTCTTTTGCCGCCGGTTGGTAGAACACTGCCCTCTCCAGAATCATCATATTCTGGTGGTTTAGTAGATTGATCTTCTCGAGCACTGTATTGTAGTGGAGTAGCCTGTACTGCTTTTGGCGGTGTTGGTGGCGGAGGTGGTACCGCTGGTAAACTGTTAAGTTGCACTGTAGCACCTCTTACTTCTGAAATTCCTATGCTTTTTAAACTGGCTCCAAGAGCACCGTCTACACTAGCAGAGCCGGTTGTTACTATGCTTACACCACCTAGTGCAGGATTAACTATATTATTAGCAACCACATCAAACTTTCCTGTGTCATTCATAATTCTACCACTGGAACTTAATTCTAGATCTCCTGCTTGTGCGGTTATCTGAGCACTTTTTTCAGATAAAATACTTGTTGACCCTTTTGATTGTAATTTTATGTGTCCAAAACCTGTGTCATCTAAACCTAGCACTCCAGCAATTCCGCCTCTGCCTTTATAACCGTCTTTGTCGTTATCGCCGGCGGCCATTACATTTACGTCCCATCCTGCTTCGATGTTGATATTTTTGTCTGCTCTAAGATTAAAATTATTTTTGGCTCTAAAGTTTAAATCATTTCCTGCAAAAAAGTTTATGTCGCCATTTGCACCCAATTCAACCCATGCTTTTCCAGATTTGTTAATCAAATAAATTGTACCGGTATCATCATCTAATAAGATTTGGTTACCGCCACCTGTTCTTACTCGAATGTTTTTGCCATTGCCTTGATCATTACCATCGTCCATTACAATGCTGTGACCTGCATGAGTAAAGTTTCCTTTTTCGTCTCTACGACCTTTTGTCAAAACACCCCATATGGTACTACTGTCATCACGTCTAGCACTTGAATCTGAAATACCTCGTAATGGATCTAGTGCTAAACCTTGTTCAACGATTGCTTTTGAAAGAGGATGATTTATAGGATAAAGTTCTTTGTTGTTAGTTGGACCAGGATCTTTGGGTTGTTTTTCCACTGTAGGTAATAAAAAGTTACCGCCTTGATAAGTTAAATCACTTGCATTGCCTGGCACCATTTTGTTTTTTTCAGTAAAACCTAAATAGCCAACTATATATGCTTGTTTAACATTGCCATCTACAATAGCAACCAACACTCTGTTTCCTATTTCAGGTGCCGGCATCCACATACCATAACTGGTCATTGGTGCTTTTGCTTCTGTAGGCTCTTTGATATCTCTGTTGATATTGGTATTTCCAAAAAACGGACTTGCATATTTTACTGGTATTCCTAGTGATGCTTTGTTTGTGGGATTTTTTTGAAACTTGTCTATGAATACTCTTATTGTGCCATCTCTGCTGTTAGAAGTATTTGCT